GAACGAGGAGTTCATCTTCACCCCGGACGCGAAGGACATGGACAGCGCCGGGATCGTGGCTCACGTCCGCGAGGTGCCCGCCTCCGAGCTGATAGCGATGGGAGTGGACCCCGAGCTGGTCGAGGAGCACGCCGGGTCGCATTTAGGCGACAAGGGCTCCGCCGACCTCACCGACGCCCGCCAGTTCCACGGCGGCACCGGGTCGGTCACCTCGCGCTCCGAGAGCGCGGCGGAGGACAAGAGCCAGCAGCCGGTCGTGTTCGCCGAAGCCTACGGGCGGGTGGACGTGGATGGCGATGGTCTGTCCGAGCTGCGGAAGTTCGAGTGCATCGGGCCGCAGTTCCTGATCATCAACGGCACCGACGAGGAGCCGGGGGAGCTGGCCGACGACGCACCGTTCGCTGTCTTCACGCCGATCCTTGAGCCGCACACCATCGTGGGGCTCTCGAACTTCGATCTGCTGCGCGACATCCAGAAGATCATCAGCCAGATCGAGCGGGGCACGTTGAACAGCCTCGCCAAGGCGATCGATCCACCGCTGGAGGTGGTCAACAACGAGGTGAACATGCGCGACGTCCTGAACCCGGAGATCTCCGGGGTCATCCGCGTCCGCCGCCCCGGCATGATGCGTGAGGTCGCGACCCAGTTCATCGGGCCGCAGTCGCTGCCGGTCCTCGAATACTACAAGGACAAGCGGGCCGACCGCATCGGCATGACGCGCGCCGGTGAGGGGCTCGATCCAGATAGCCTGCAGTCGAGCACCCAGGAAGCCGTAGGGGCCACCCTGTCGCGCTCACAGCAGATGCAGGAGATGATCGCCCGGACGTTCGCCGAGACCGGAATGAAGCGCGCCTTCGCCGGGATCTACAAGCTGATCGTCGAGCATCAGGACTACGCTCGCGAGGTCGAGATCGATGGCCAGTTCATCGAGTTCGATCCGCGCAGCTGGACGACCCTGCGGCGTGTCCGCGTCGGGGTCGCACTCGGCTCCGGGACACCGCAGGAGCGGATGGCCGCCTTGGAGAAAATTTCTCTCAAGCAGAGCGAGCTGAAGCAGATGGGTTCGCCCCTGGTGTCCACGGTCCACGAGCGCGCCTTGCTGCGCCGCTGGACGGACCTCGCAGGCTACAAGGACACCGACGAGTTCTTCGCACCGTGGGGACCGGAGGAGGAGCAGCAGATGCAGCAGCAGATGGCTCAGCAGCCGCCGAAGCCGTCCCCCGAGGAGATGCTGATTCAGGTGGAGCAGATGAAGGTCCAGATGCAGGGTCAGATCGACCAGCAGAAGCTGGAGCTGGAGCGGTGGAAGGCCGCGATGGAAGACGACCGCGCCCGCGACAAGCAGGCGAAGGATGCGGCGTTGAAGGAAGCGGAGCTGGAGCTGAAGCACCAAGCTCAGATCGACGACAATCAGCTGAGGGCGCAGGTGGCACGCGAGCGGGCCGAGATGGACGCCGACGTGAAGCTGCTGACCGCTCAGCGCGACCAAGCTGCGGCTCCGACGCCGCCAGCTGAAGGAGCGTAATCATGTTAAACCTCAACCCACCAGAACGCGAGATGGAGATCGGGCAGGTAATCGCTCGAGGAGAAGAAGCCGACCGCATGTTGAACGGCGAATTGGCTGCTGAGATCCGCAACGAAGTGAAGCTGCGGATCGTCGAAGGCTGGGCCGAGACGGACCCAGACGACGTCGCGCTGCGTGAGAAGATGCACGCGACGTTCAACGCCATCGACCTGTTCGATGGTGTGCTCAGAGAGATCATCAACGACGGGCACCACGCCGCCGCAATCCGCGATCAACGCCAAGAGGCGCTCGACGGAGAGCAGCAGGGATAGGTTGACACTTCGGTCAACGACCCCCAGAGCAATGCCCCGTATATTGGGAGAGAATCATGAGTAAACCGCCAGCAACGCCAGACGCAGAACTCGTCATGCCGTGGGAAAAGTCGGCAGACGAACGCGAATCGGTAGAGACAGCGGAAGAGAGCCTGTTCGACCTGTTGGGCTCGGACCCTGAGTTCGCCACGAAGAAGGAGCGGAAGCGCAACAAAGCCGCTGCACAGGCAGAACTTGAGGACGAGGACCCTGACGATGAGGACGGGCCACACCTCGAAGAAGACGACGAAGACCAAGATAGCTTCGCTGACGACGAGGATGAAGACGACGTCGAGGATGACGACGACTTCGAGTACGAGGACGACGAGGACGACGCCTCCGGTGACGAGGACTACGACGACGAACTCCACGTTGTGAAGGTTGACGGGGAGGAACTTGAAGTCGAGTACGAGGAGCTGGTAGCAGGCTACTCGCGGACCGAGTACCTGACGCGCACCCGCCAGAAGGAAGCGGCGGAGCATCGCACCGCGATGCAAAGCGTGTCTCAGGTACGCACTGAGTATGCAGAGAAGCTGGAGCTGATGGAGCAGGCTCTGGATCAGCTCTCTCCGGCAGAGCCGGATTGGGAGAAGGTCCAGCGCGAGAACCCCGACCAGTTTGGGGCGATCTTCGCTGCGCATCAGAAGAGGGAGCAGGTGCGGGAGGCAGTGGCCAAGGAGAAGGACGCCGAGGCCGAGCAAGCTGCGGAATCGCAGGCAGACGCGCAGAGCGCGTATGTTGCGGAGCAGTTCGAGCTGCTGACCAACGCCATCCCGAAGTGGGGGAAGGACCAGAAGGCGATGGCCAAGGAGATCGGCGAGATCAGTCAGTTCGCGATCACCAACCTTGGCTTCACCGAGGAAGAGATGGGGACGGTGAACGACCACCGCGTGATTCTCGCTCTTCGGGCCGCCAAGCGTGGATTCGAGATGGAGACGGGCGGTAAGAAACTCCTCCGCAAGAAGAAACGCACAAGGACCCTTCGCCCGAGCGGTGAGAAGCGAGGCAAGACCCAGAAGACGGGCAAGCGTCGTCGCCGTGGCGGAAAGCGGACTCAGAAGCGTGCCGAGAGAGTGGCTCGTACTGGCCGAGTGACGGATGCGGCCAGCTTGTTTGAAGGGATGCTGGAGGATGGAGCGGACTTCTAATCGAGAAGGCCGGTCCTCCAGCGGGACGAAGAGGATGATGAGATAAAATGGCACTGATTTCTGGTACCGCGACGCGGTACGACATGCAGGGTCTGCGTGAGAGGCTTCACGACACGATCTACAACATCGACCCAGAAGACACTCCGTACATGAGTGGAATGGGTCGTGGTCCGAAGGGCGGTCAGACGCTCGAAGAGTGGCAGACGGATACCCTCGCAGCTGCGGATGGCAACAACGCCCAGCTCGAAGGTGACGACGCTACGTTCACCACGCCCGCAGCTACCACGCGGGTCGGGGCGTACATGCAGATCAGCCGCAAGACGCTGATCCTGTCGGACACGCTCGAAGAGGTAGACAAGGCCGGGCGGCGCTCCGAGCTGGCTTACCAGCTGGCCAAGCGTGGTTCCGAGCTGAAGCTCGATCAGGAGACGATCTTCCTTCGCGCGCAGGGCGGAAACGCCGGTGCCGTCGGAACGGCTCGTAGGCTGTCGAGCCTGGGCTCATGGCTCCAGACCAACACGAGCTTCGGCTCGGGTGGAGCCGACCCAACGTACACCTCCGGTGTGCCGAGCGCGGCTCGTACCGATGGTACGCAGCGTCCGTTCACCGAGACCATCGCGAAAGCGGTGATCCAGAGCGGCTACTCCAACGGGGCGAAGTTCCGCACCCTGATGGTCGGTCCGTTCAACAAAACGGTCGTGAGTGGGTTCACGGGTATCGCTACTCGGAACTTCGATCTCTCGAACGTGTCTCCGCGCCCGACGGCGATCATCGCGTCGGCTGACGTGTACGTGTCCGACTTCGGTACCCTCCGGGTGATTCCGAACCGGCTGCAGCGTGAGCGGGATGCGTGGTTCATCGACTGGGACATGGTCGAGGCCATTTACCTGCGTGGACACCGCACGAAGAAGCTGGCCCCCACGGGTGATGCTGAGAAGCGCATGATGATCGTGGAATACACGATGAAAGTGCGTAACGAAGCTGGCCTCGGTGGAGCCTTCGACCTCAACGTCTCCTAACGGAGCTGAGTGAGTGAGCGGTCCGCCCTCCGGGGCGGGCCGCCACGACAGCCTCAAGGAGGGGCTTCAACATGGCAAGTACATACACGCTGACGGCGGCGACTCAGGTGCTCACAGTCACCGGACAGCCGTCCAATACGAACACCGTGGTCGTCGGTGGGAAGACCTACACCTTCCAGGCGACCCTCACCGACGTGGACGGCAACGTCCACATTGGTGTTGACGCTGAGGCTTCGCTGCAGAACCTTGCAGCGGCGATCAACCTCTCGAACGAGGGGGAGAGCGCAGTGAGTGCCGGGACGGACTACGCCGCCTCGATGACTGTGAACACTGAGGTGGAGGCAACGGCTTTCGACGCCACCACCCTGACCGTCACGGCGTACTCGCCGGGCTCGGTCGGGAACCTCATCGCATCGACGGAGACCCATGCACTGGGCTCCTGGGGTGCGGCCACCCTCTCGGGTGGAGCGGGTCACCTTGACGGTTGGATCGCCAACCTGATCAGTCTGAACCAGATCAATGCCGAGGTGCTCTCCGAGCTGCTCGCGCTGACGGCTGGCGCTGACTGATGACCCGTCGTGAAATAGGGCTCGTCGCCCTACTGCTCGTGTCGGCGTTCGTCGTCATCCGCATGGATGTCGCCGATCGTCGTCAGTGGCGCGAGTGGGAAGAGACGCGGGACTCCGTAGCGGCGCATGTCGCTGCGGAGGCCCAAGCGGCAGCAGACGCGACCCTCCGGGCGGATTCC